TCCTCCGGCGCGGCAAGGGCAGCGTCGATCGCCCTCGTTGCGGCAAGGTGCGGCTCCTTCGCGGCGGCGCGGGCCTTCTTCAAGTCCTGCCCGGCTGTCGTAACCCGCCTTTGCAGGTCGCTCGCCGTCTGGGCCGAGGCACCGTCCACGATTTTCAGCGAGAGGACGCGCTCCTCTATGCGGTCGAGCGCGGCCAGCCAGCCGCCGTCCAGGAGCGGCAGGTTGCCGGTGCGGATCGCGGGGACCAGCGCAACGATGCCGGAAGCGCCTTCGGCCTCGGAGGGTTCTAGGTCGAGGGGCATTAGAAGGGAATCTCCTGGGTAAGCGGTTCCTTCGGCCTGCGTTCCTTCATCATGGCGTCGGCTATCTTGTACGCCCGCCTTGCAACCGCGTCGGGCTCGCGCTCGCTGCCGACAAACTGCGACGCCTCGTAAATGGCGTGCATGGCGAACTCGTCGCGCAGGCGGCGGTCGAAGGATTCCTCGATGGTCTTCTGGCCTGCGTCGGCGGGGATGAGCGGCCCATTGGTGAGCGTCATTGAGTGGTGGTCGCCGGGCTCTGGCGTGCCGGGATCGGCGTGGGTCTCGGTTGCAGGCGCGGCCTCGACTTCCTTGAGCGGGCGGCGGGCGGCGAAGTAGGTGCCTACATGATCTTTGCCGTTTCCAAGCAAATGCCAGATAGGCGAATCGGTGACATAAGCGCGAACCCATGCGCCGTCGGTCCCTTGCAGCTCGTCCCCCTCTCGAAAGTTGCCGTCATCCGCCGTGAGCGGTCGGTATTGTGGCGTGTCCATGGCCTACGCCTCCAGCCCCAATCCGCCGCCCTGTTCCTGCTCCTCGGCCTTGGGCTTCTCCTCCTGCGGCGCGATGGGCGTGACCTTCGTCACGAGGACGATGACGCCGTGGGCCTTTGAGCCGCGTCCCTCGACCTCGAGCGCGACGCCTGCGCCGTTCGCCCACACAGGGAGAAGATGCGCCTTCACGCCGTCGGGACCTGCGACCATGCGCGCGCCCGCCATGTCGTAGACCTTACCGTCATAGAGGGGAGAACGGATTTCCGCGATGCAGCCGGGCTTGCCGGGGCCGCCAAGGTCGTCCACGACTGCGGAGATGATGGCGGCGGGGCGAATCGTCAGCTTCTCGCCCTTTTCAAGCGTGGTGCGCTTGCCCTTGGCTGGCGTTGCGGGCTGCGCAGGGGCGTCAGCAGGCTTCTCGGCCTTCGTGGGCTCCTGCGTGGCGGCAGGCGTCTCTGCGGGTGTCGCCGGGACGTCGATGGCATCCTTGGGGGCGGACGGCGGCCGACCACGCTTGCGAAGCGTCGCCGGGTCGGGGCGGTCGGGGGCGGGTGCCTGCTCGTTCGCCGTGTCGGTGACGTTCACCATCTCGGCAATCTTGCGCTCGTCCTCGTCAAAGGGGATTCCGTGGATCACCTGGCGGGCGCATTGCTTCAAGGCCCGCACGTCGGCCATGTGTCGGCGGCGGGAGACCCAGTTGGGATTCGACCCGACGACCCACTCCGAGAGGTAGATTTTCTTTTTCAGCAGGCCCTTCGTGGCGTGGTTGATGAAGGCTGTGCAGATGTCCTCCGCGCCCTCCTTGCTCTGCTCCGTGTACCACGCCGGGCCGCCGTCCGCCTGCTTCACGATGTCGCTGTTGTTGGCGAGGAGCGTGAAAATTCCGTCCGGCCCGATCATCGGCTCAATCCCCCCGTTTTTCGCCGGGTAGCAATAGAGCATCCCCGAGAGAAGCGGGTTGAGCCGGAGCGCATTGGCCACGGAGACGAACGCGGCAAGCTGCTCGTCGCTCACCTTGTCGGGAGTCGTGCTCTTGAAGCATTGGGCCTTGATGGTATCCAGCATCATGCCGGTCTCGATGCCGAGGAACGTGGCGAGTTGCGTGCTGGCCTTGACGAGCGGCGGGGCTTCCTGCACCGCGAGTGTTGTGGATTCTTTTGTCATAAGATTAGTGAGACGATTGAGCCTCAACGCTGCGACCGCGCCGAACGCCTGTCAATACCGCGTTTCCGGCCAAGCCTCTTTTCCCCTGCGGGCTTAGCGCAAGCAGCATGAAGCGCCTCCAGCATCTCGCGCAGCGAATCGGCCTCGGTCAGCGTGCGCGTGGCGTGGCGCAGGAACTTGCGGTGGGCGCGGGTCATGGGGAGCGGTAGATTGCGGAAACTCGCTCAGCGTAGTCGCGCATCTCAGGCGGGCTCCACTTCTTTAGGATCACGCGGACGGCTCCTCCTTCACCCCCGTTCCAGCAGAGCGCAAGGTTGTAGGCCGACGGCTCCAGGCGCCTCTCCAGGAGCTCGTAGCGCAGCCGCACCAGCCGGGCGCGGGCAACGATGTCCGAGTAGGCGTCGTTCTCGGCGTGGGCGAACGGCAGGCCGCCGGCATCCTCGTCCCATGCGGCGCGCGTCATCTGGTACTTGCCGCGTTCCCCGTGAGATCCCCGACGGTGCGACCCGCGGACACGCTCGACCTGCGCGATGGCGGCCAGCAGGCGTGAGAGGTCCACCGCGTGGGCGGAGGGGAAGGCGGGGACTACGATTGAAGGCGGAGGCGTCATGCTCATTTCCCCTTGGCCGTCAGGCCGATTGCGCGAAGGACGGCGCGTGTAACGGTGGGCACGCGGTAATTGCCTATTCCCGAGCGAACGCATTTCAGGTCAGCCTCTTGGATGCATCTTTTCCGTAATAGGGCTATGTCGCCTTTCCTTACTGGCACGCGCCTGCCGTCCTGATAGGCGTGAACCAATACGAGAAGCCGCCGCACCTTGGTGGGTTGGGGGTGGGGGGTCATTTGGCGGTTACGTTGGGCCATGTTGCGAACTGATCGTGCATGAATCCGACCTGCTCCCAGCTCGTGAAGCAGAAGGCGCGGTCGTCGATATAAACCATCGCGGCCAGCTTGCGGTCGGTGATGCCGAGTCGGCCTTTCACGTTCCAGAACTTCTCATTGCCTATCACGTCACAGCCGATCTCGGGGGCGTACTTCTCAAACCATTCTAGAATCTGGAAGGCGTCACGGGTGCTCAGAATGAACACCGCGTAATCCTCCATGAGCTTCTTGAGGCCCGCGATGGCACCGGGAAGCGGTATATCGTAGGCCGTGCCGTCTCCCCACCCCTTGCTGTAGGCGTGGATCACGCCGTCGAAATCTACGGATACGGTTTTTATGGCTTTGAGATTTCCGCTATCTTCTGGTCGAGAAGGTTTCGCAGTTGCATGGCCTCGTTCACTCCAAGGCCGATCCAGTCCATCGGCTTCGGGAAGCGAATGATAACCGTCTTGTTGCTCGGGTTGGCGGCGATCATAAATGCCGTCTCGCCGTCGTCCTCTGCGTTGATTCGGCCTTGCGGCCAAGCACGGGACTTGTCTCCCTGCGCCTGTTTCAGAAACGTATCGAATGCCGCCCTTTCCTCGGGCGATTCGTGGTGGTGTGCGATGCTCATAAAATCACCCCTTCCCCTTGTCGGCGTGGGCGGCGAGGACCTTGCGCCACTTGACCTTCGGGGTCATTGGCTGGTCTGTGCGCCTGCCTCCGCGTGAGGGTACGTTCCAGTCGCCACTCCGCGTCTCGCCCAAGCATTCCCATCCAGCCGCTTTCAAACTGGTGCCGGGTTCGGTTGCGAGGATGAAGGTTTGAATCTCGTCATAGCCAAGAGCGAGGGCCGCACGCGCCGAAGCCGAGTATAAAAACGAGCAGGCGTTCTTCGTACCGTCCGTGCAGAGCCGCAGCACTTCAACGATCTTCCTGTGGTCGGTTCTGCGCGACACCGGACGGCCAACGATTGAGACGCCGACCGCGAGACTGCCCACGTAGGCCCAAATGCTCCAGCGATGGCCGCGAACGGGCTTATGATGGCGGTGGAGTAGGTTGACCCACTCGTTAGCCTCGTCTAGTTCGGCGTGAACCACCCGCAAACGGCCAAGCGAAGGACCGCCAGCCCAGACTGGCCTCTCCTCCACCAGCGCATTCACCTGCGCATCCGGGGGCCCCGCGCTCGTCTCCTGCGGCGTCATGGCTTGGGCCTTGCGTAGTGGGTGACTGTGCATTCGTCGTGCATCAGGTAAACGCGCTTGCATGAGAAACAGGTTTCCTCGCGCTCATCTTCATCGAAGTCCTCGGCCTCAGCTTGATAGGCGTGACCGCAATATGGACAGATGACATTGCAATCATCGGATGTCTCATCTGGCTCATTCACGCATCCCCCCTCTGGCCGCTCGCGGCGGCGTCGATGGCGGCCAGCGGTTTCTTGCAGTATTGGAATATCTTGTCGGTTGCCATGTTCGACAGATCGAAGGCGGCGATGCGTTGAACCTCCACAAGATCGGCATGAAGCGTCCTGATAAGCGAACGAGCTTCGTCCCTCTCCGAGACGAGACGGTATTTGCATCCCGGCTTGTGGTACTTCACCTCGTTGGTCTTAGTGAGGCAACCGCAGGACGCCACGATGGAATCGGATTCCAAGTCGCGTTCGCGTATCCTCTCCCCCGCCTCCACGCGAGACTGCAAGGCGGCGAGGGCGGTTTCGGCGGCGTGCTTCAACTCTTTGAGGCGGGTTATCTCGGAGCGGTAGGATAGGGCCTCCGCGTCCGTATTCTCTATAAGGCGACGATAAGACTCCTCGTGGTTGAAGGCTCTGCTGCGAGCCTCGGCCAGTTCCTTGCGGCACTCGTCAAGCTGCGACTGGAGGTGGGCGATTGTCTCTTGGGGGGTCATGCTAGTTTGTCTCCGTGCATAAAGGGGCGTTTTGCGTTGTAAGCCATCTTCTCCAAGATCACTTCCCCCAGCGGAAGGTTGTAGGCCCCGGCGTAGTCAAGGATGCGAATGATCGTGTCTGCCAGCTCGCACACCTCCATTGAACGCTCAGGCAGATGGTCGTCCTTGAGGTTCTTGCGCACGCCTTCTAGGCACTCAGAAAGCTCGGAGTGCATGAGGGCGATGCGCGACAGCTTCCAAGTCACGCCGGATGGATTCGGCTCGTCCTTCCAGAAGCCGTGAGCCTCCGAGTTGCGGTGGGCGAGAACAGCAAGAATGTTGATCTCCTTCACGAAATTTGGGACCAGATCGAATTGTGTAGTGCTCATAAAGTGTTACTGCGCCTGCCCCCTTTCGCCGCTAACGGCGGGCGGGGTGGATCGGTTTACGCTGATGCAGTTGTCGGATCGCGCTGGTGCCGACATTGAAAGTTGAAACCTATTTGGGTAGAAGTCGCATTGCTTTCTTTCGGCCCACGAGTACCCGAAAGCGAGACAGCGTTTAATATGGACGCAATCGGCGCAGGTGTAGCCTTCCGGCAACTTCATTGAATCAGTCTTTTTGTCGGCGCTCACGGCTTCCCTCCAGCCAGGGCGGGCGCGAGCGAGGCAGCGTCGATTGCGGCTCGGAGTGTGACGTAGCTTTTGGTTCCCACGCCGCCGCCGAATCCGCCAGCGCCAGAAACCTGATAGGGTATAAGCCAAACTTGGGTTTCGCAGTCCCAATACGGCGCGTTGTTGTCCAAGGTTTCACAAAGGCGAATGTATACATCCAGCCTCGCCTTGTCCGCCCTTAGCGACTCGACCTCGGCGGCGAGGGCGGCGCGGAGCTTGTCCACTTCGTTCGCTTCGTTCGCTTGCCGACCTTCTTGGGCGCGTAGTGCGGCAGTATGCTCGTCTAGAGCGCGGGTCTGTTCACGCACTTGAATATCGGCACAGGTGCAGACGCCGTAAATAGCGCCTGAGTCTGTGGCTCTCGTGCAACCGGGATAGTGGCTCATTGCTCGCCACCCGCCCTTCCCGCTTCGCGCAGCGCGGTGAGTTCGGCCACGGCGGTATTGCGCTCATCGCACCATTGGCATTGCCACGCCTGTTCGTGCCCATCTCTTTTCTCGTTCGGGCACCTAGCCACATAGAGCAGCTCCCTCAACCGCTCGTTCTCGGCCCTAAGCGATTCGCGGTCGGAGTCGGCCTGCTTGAGCCGGGAGGCCAGGTCAGCTATCACCTGTCCGTCGTATTCGTTTTGTGGTCCGGTGATGCTCATATTTTCTTTGGGCTGTTAGGCGGTGACTTGATGTCGTCCAAGGCGGCTTGAGCAATGATGCCTTTTCCTACGTCGTAGGCTGACATTAGCTTCACCAGCGCGACGGCTCGGCTGGCGTGAATAGCGCCCTGCGACCAGAGCACGCGGTCCACGGCGTTGATTACTCCCTCCAACGAGAACACGCGGTCTTGGGCATGCTCACGCTGCTTGGCAAGTAGGCCGATGCGGACAGCCACGGTCCAGTCGCCCACGAAGTCTGGAAAGTGCGCGGTATCAATCTCGGCCTCGTCGAGCGCCGTCAGGCAGTTCTCGATCTTCTGCTCAAGTAACTTGAATGCCGCCAAGTAGGTGTCGCGCTCCTTCTCCAACGCCCCCACCGCCTGCGACACCGCTTGGCGGGTGTGGGCCTGAATCTCAGGAGCAAAATCAGGCAGCGAACCCGTGTGGCCCGTGAACTCACGAACCCTTGCGTCGATTAGGTTGGCTAAGGCGGCGTCGCCGTCCGTCGCGGCTGGCGGGGGGGTGGGGGTGTTGCTCATTTTGTTCTCCTCCTCTTTGGTTGTCTCCCTTGCAGCCCCGCCAGCATCTCCCGCAGGCTCTCGGCCTCCGCTAGTACGCGGCGGGCGGTGAGGAGGAACTTGCGGTGTGCGCGGGTCATGGCTTCCTGGCCGACGCTGCCGGCTGCGTGGTCCCGTCCGCCTTGAAGTGGTCGCCGAGGATGTGGTTAAGCTGCTTCACCAAGCTGCGCCCGTTCACGTTGGCGGAAATGGCCAGCGCCTTTTGGTTTTCCCTGGTAAGGGCTATCCGGTATTTGCTCATGTGGGGCAGTATTTGGCCAGCTTTTGGCTAGTGGCAAGCGGATTCCGCAGCCTCCCCCAGCACCTCCGCCATCGCCTTCGCGTAGCACGCCGGGCACAGCCCGTGCGTCACCGGGACCGCCGGCTCCCTGGCCGCGAACGCCTCGACCTCGGCGCGCCCGGGGCAGGAGCTGCACACGCGGATGAGGAGCGTCCCGTGGGAGAGCTTGTAGCCTAAGAATGCGGGAGGCATGGGGGTCATTTGATGAACAGCGCAGCGATCTCGGCGTCCACGTCCAGCGGGAGGTTGTGCTTTGCGGGGAGCACCAGCGAATGCAGGGCGGCGATCATGGGGGCCATGGGGTAGGGGCGGCGAACGTGCCAGAACCTCAGCGGGTAGTGATCATAGGCAAACCAAGGATTCGGTTTCCCGCGGCGCCCCCACCATGAAAGCGCGTCGTATTCGGCACGCGCAATCGCGTTGGCGCGCTTGTGGGCCTGATATTTGTCCATCGACTCATTATCTAGCTTCTTCGCTTCCGCCTGTATCTCGGTCTCTTTTGCGTGCCACTCGTCGGACAGCTTTTCGAGCGCGGCAATCTGCTCCTTAATCGCTGGCAGCCATTTGCGGGAAGGCTCTAGGTGGACGGTGGTCATGGCCGGTCCTCGTCCGTGTGGATCTTCGTCTCGGGGTCCGCCGCCATCAGCATCGCCGCAGCGTGCTCAATGAAGGAGGCTATCGCCACCCGGTCGCGGCAGCGGACGGCGACGGTCATGGCCTCGTAGCCGCCTTTGGCGGGTGTCGCCACGCAGACGACCGCGAAGGCCCCGGAGGGAAGCTGCGCTTCCACGGCGTCGGCCAGACGCGCCATGAGGGATTCCGTGTCGGGTCTGCTCATGTCAGAACCCCCACGCCATCGCCGCGCCGATAAGGGCGCCGCAGAGGCAGCAGATTGCCAGGTCAATGAGGCGGTTTTCCATGGGATTACCTGCTCCTGCTCCCGCTCCTGCTCCAGCTCCCGCTCCCGCTCCAGCTCCCGCTCCCGCTCCCGCTCCCGCTCCAGCTCCTGCTCCTGCTCCCGCTCCAGCTCCTGCTCCCGCTCCCGCTCCAGCTCCTGCTCCCGCTCCCGCTCCAGCTCCCGCTCCCGCTCCAAAGCCATCCTATCGCTAGAACTGTGGCGTTTGTTCCCGGCGCGTTCACTTCTGGGATACCGGCAGTTTGAAGCCGATCTTGAGCGCGTCCACGAGTGATGCGCGGTTGACGATCACCTCGGCGTCAGCCGGAAACGGCTCGACCTCCTTGAATGATCCGGTGGCGACGGCGTCGGCGAAGCGGCCATCGTCGGGAATCCAGGCGGCCTTCTTGAGCACAAGCTCCGTCGGGTGAACCGCCACCAGCTCGCCCGTGAAGTGGTGGGTGACCGTGCGGATGAAGTAGTTCTCGCCGACCTCGAATGGGTGGGAGGACTGCGATCCGCACGCCGATTTGTTGCCAAACAGAGATGCGATTTCTCGCGCCTCGCCTATCGTTAGTTTTGATATGTCCATAAAGAATGTGCCTTCATCCCGTCAGTGAGTCGGGAAGCGTGACGTCCAGAAGCCTGCGAATTTCGCGCATGTTCTCCCTGTTGCGCTGGCGCTCGAAGGTGCGGGCCTCGGTCTCGTCGGCCTCCGGCCAGTCCCGCCGCCATAGCTGCCACTCCACGCTCACATCGGCGTAACGGATGGCCCCCGATGCCACGCCGAGGAGCGCGCCCTTGAGGGGCATGTTGAGCGCCACGTGCCCATGGATCGCCTTGTGGTACGTCCAGACGTAGCCGCCGACCGTGATGTGGCGCAGGTACTCGCCGAACGAGCCGAAGGTGCGGCCCTTGGCGTATTTGCGGGGTGGTTTCATGCCGGTACGCTGCCCCCCGCCTTCCACTGTCGGTGCTGCTGGCTGTGGGCCACTTTCTGCCTGTCGGAGTTCGGATTCACGTTCACGGTGACGCCGTTAAAGACGAAGCGGCCCTTGCACCCGAATTGCCGTGCGTAGGCGATTGCCGCGTCCACCGCCTCGCCGATCTCGGACCCTGCCGGCGCGTACATCGTGAAGGCGTGGATTGGGAAGCGGGATTTCACGGCGTGTTCCCCTTCCTTTGCATCCACCTCCAACGCGCCGTCGCACGCTCCATCTGGGCGAGCAGGCTGTCCGATGTCGCAAGCTGGCGGGGAGGCACGCGAAGGGCCAGGGCGGTGAGCGATTCGCGCTCGGCGCGGTTCCTGGCGGCGATGCGGGCGTGTGCGGCGCTCATGGGGCGGCGGCTCCGGCCTTTTCCTCTGCGGCGCACCTCTCGATGTCGGCCATTGCGACCTCGTTTGTCTCAAAGAAACGAACGGGCGAGACTTGGATCGGACTCGATGCATGGCAAATCTGCATGGCCGCAAAGAGTGTTGAACTGGCATCTTCAAGGGCCTTGCCGCGAGCGCCAGCGAGGAACACAACCCACCCGGCGCGGCAATGCGTTGTCTCGCATGTGTGCCAGTTGCCCATGTCGAGTTTGTTGCCGTTGTCGGTCACGGCGGCGAGGACTGTTGAATGCAGGCGCGGGATCACCGGAACGTCGAACCAAGACTTGCCGTGTTCGCCTGCCTTTTGGCCGTTCAGGTCACGCTTGCCGGAGCAGCGGGAGCAGTCGTAGCAGTCGGAGCAGTCGGAGCAGTCGGAGCAGTCGGAGCAGCCGTAGCAGTCGGAGCAGTCGGAGCAGTCGGAGCAGTCGTAGCAGTCGGAGCAGTCGGAGCAGCCGTAGCAGTCGGAGCAGTCGGAGCAGTCGGAGCAGTCGTAGCAGTCGGAGCAGTCGGAGCAGTCGGAGCAGCCGGAGCAGTCGGAGCAGCCGTAGCAGTCGGAGCAGTCGGAGCAGCCGGAGCAGTCGGAGCAGCCGTAGCAGTCGGAGCAGCGGGTTAAATTCCAGCAACCCCTGTTGCTGGAATTTTCTTTCGCGTAGCCGGGATGCTGGTCGGCAAACGCCTGCGAAACGCCGTTGGCGTCGCGGTCCTCGCGGTTACAGAAGGCCGAATAGTCGGCGAATACTTGTGTTTTGTTCATTGGATGGAAGGGGTGATTGGGGTCATGGGGAAGGCTCCGCCTTCGCGATCGCGGCATCAATTACAGCCAGCGTGGCCAGTTCTCCGTAACGGCCACAATAGGAGGCGCCGGCCAGTTCCTCGAGGCGCGCCTTGGCCACCCTGAGCGCGGCCAGGCAGGCGTCGCGGGCCTCGAGCTCGCGGGCAACGGACTTCCTCACGCGGTCCGCATGGAAGCTGTCGAGGCAGGCATGGCTGAGGCTGAAAAGGCCCCATTCGTGGCCGTACTCATAGGAGCGCGTCTCGTAGGAGCACAGCTTGAGCATCTCGGCCAGCGTGGGAACCGTGTCGGGTGGGCGCTCGCTGGAGGCGGTCATGGGTCCAATGATTCACGGCCTGTCTTAACACGCCCGCCGATGATTACCATGGAGGGGTGCGAGCCTTCCTTCACGATCGCCTCGGCTTGGGCGCGTGTCCACTTCTCGGTTAATCCCTCCTCACCGTCGGTCGAGCCGACGTGTACAAGGTGGTCGACCAGCTCCTCTGCGGTCGCAAACGCCGGGGTGCAGGGTGTGCCCTCGGTCACGCTCTCGTAAAGCTGCCACCAGTCGAGCGGCTTGCCCTCGTACTGCGTGTAGTCGTCCTTTATCGGGCCGCCGCCGTGGTACTCCAGGGCTTCGCCTAGGCCCATCTCTTTGATGGCGGCCGCGAACTCGGCCAAGTGGCGGTCGTAGTCATCGAAAAGCGGGATGAAGGTGCCCACGCGGTCGCGGTAGGTGGCCGTGTCCCGCGTGTAACGCGGATGCTGCCAATGGGCCGGAACCCTGCGGATCTCGCGGCTCATGCCGTGCCTCCCGTGGCCTTGGCGATGGCGAGTTTCACGCGCTCCACCATGCGGGCGTGCATCGCAAGGGCCTCGGCGCGCGTGCCGCCGCAGCGGTCCTGCTCTTGGTCCAACTTGCCGCCGAACACCATTGTTTCCCAGATGAGCGGCGGACCGTCGCCCCATTGGTGGTCAAGGCCGAGAAAGACTGTCGAGACATCCGAGTCCGCGACCGTCTCGCGGGCAACCTGGCGGAGCGCGGAGGACTCGAAGCACGCAGCCCACTCCAGCAGGCCGCAGGGCACAGGCTCGCCGTTCTCGTCGAGCTTACATTTGTCATTCGCATTCATGTTGTTTTGTCCCAGCCGGCCCGCGCCCTTTCAGGGGGTTTCGTCGCGGCTCCGACTAGGGAGAGGGGGTTAGATTCCGCAAATGCAGATGCCGCGGGTGTAGTAGGATTCGACCAGCTGCCCGTCGCAGTAGTCGCCCGGCCTGATGATGTAGAGAGCCGCACCGCGCGGGTCCGTCTGGTGGTAGAATCCGAGCTTCTCGGGATTCACGCCGGGACGGGCGTTGCGCCCCTCGATGATCCTGGCCAACCGTTTCAAGGCCCCGCGCTCGCGGTCAGGAATCGGGAATCCCTTGCGCACATAGTCTGTAACGGCATCCGGATTGTGCCAGCGCGGCTTTCCCTCGCCGTCGGCACCCTCCCTCTGAATGTTCCCGTTGCACTCGTGCTCCGCCCAGCGGTGAAGCGTCATTTCAATACGGATCAGGCTGAGAGCCTCGCCAAAGGTGAAGCCCAAGCCTTGCAGGGTCTCCATGAGCGCGGCCCTGCGGCCAGCCTTGGAATCCCGGAAGCGCCTTTCAGCGCGGGTCGTTGTCGCGGATGATGTGTTCATTTAGTCGGAGTCTATCGTTGGTTGGTTCGTCAGCGCGCCGACAGGCCAGTCTTGCGAAGCGCGTTCCGACGAGGGAAGGTTAGGAGTAGTTGCGCGCCAGAAAGGCCGCTAGGTTGCCGTGATTCGTGAAGATGAGGGCCTTTGCGCCCATCTTGGCGGCGTAGTCGTGGAGGCGTTCCACGTCGATTTGCAGGAGCGTGCTATTGGGTCCGTTCATCTCGCGGCTCCAAATAAGCGAAGGCTTCTTGGTGACGACGCGATTGAACGGATTTAAGTCCGTCTGAATCTTTTCAACGGTGTCGTTATTAGGCGCGTTGAAGAACTTCAAAGCGAGTATCAGGTTGGTTTTCATTTCGTCGGAATGTGCTCGTAGCGGTTACTCGAAATACTCGCGGCAGTTATAGCGATCCGCGAGGATCAGGATTGCTGATGTGGCCTCTCGGTGTGCGGGCGAGCCGAAAGGGTTGGCCTTCTGCGCGTCCTGCATCGCAGCAACTGCGGGCAGCTTGAAGAAGTCGCGCATTGAAATGCTCGGCTTCGCTGTGACTGTCTTGATTTGGTTTTGCATCGTCGGAATTGTCTCGGGCGTGATTGCCCTTTGACGGAGACAGTTGGAGCACCCTTTTTGGTTTCTGGCAATGCCAGAATACGCGGATGTTGATGGGCAAGGGGTTGGGATGCATTTTAGTTTTTGGGAGGCGTGGCTCGTTGCGTGCTGTGGGCAACTTTTTATTGGTCATTTGCCGCGCGCGCAGCGGTTCCAAAATGCCAGCACTTGAACTCGTCGAAACCGAAGTTGAGGACGCCGAACTCCCGGCGATCCATGCCGGGGCCAGCCTCACTGAAATGCTTGAGGCCCTGCCAGCGGTGCGCCGCCGGATCGCGGAGGCTTGGCTCGATGGCCTGACGGCAACCAAGTGGGCCTACGACATCGCTTCCAAGAAGCGGATCGTGGAGCCGGACCACAAGCTGCGCGTGGAGGCCGCCTCCAAGCTCGCCGCGTACCTCGAGGGCATGCCTGGTCAAACGCTGATCGTGAAGACGCCGCGCGGCTCCGGGTCGGGCGGCCGGCTGGTGGGCGACGACCAGGAGGCCGCGTTTGACGCAGCGATGGCGGCAAGCCCCGCGCTCAGGGAGGCCATGCGCAAGCGGCTGGAGCGGGCAGAGAGGGCGGCAAAGTGAGAAACTCCCAACGACTTACGGAAGCCGGGCTTTCGTAGGCACGTCTGGAAAAAACTGAAGTGTTGGTGGGCAACGTTTTGCGTGCCTACTTAACATAATGTAAATTGTGGAGCACGCTGGTTTCGACCCCACACAGGCCCCCGGATCTGCCATTAGCCGCTGAAACCTTGCACCCGGCGGCCGGCGCCAAGCCGGGATCGTCCAGCCCCGAGCGCGCCCGCGGCGGGAGGTACCCATATCCCCAACTGGAGGTCCTATGCGCCCCCCGTTCCTATCGTTCCCATGCCCTTCTCCCTTCCCCTTCCTTATTGCCACCCACCTGCCATATCCCCTTTTAGGGTCCCCTTTGATCGCCGTTGGACCCCCACCCCTGGTTCGACGCTGGCACGGTGTCTTTTGGCGTGGCGGTGCCTGATCCCCCCTACCCCGCGTCTTTGTGCCGATCTGCCGGACTTCGGCCTTCCTGGGCCATCAGGAATTAATTCGGACCCCATATCCCGAATTTACCACCCCTTTTCCGGTTTCCGCGCCATCGGACGGGTACGGCTGTCCGAATCCGACCACCCCTTAAGGGGTCGGACTCGGACAGCGTCCGATTCCGTCCAGATTTGTCCGAACGTCGGACAATTTCGGACAGCTAACCGCTTATCTGTTTGCCGCCAAGCGTGTAACTTCCAGCTGGCTGTGTCTTTACCAGATAACCCTTCTCGCACGCATCCTTCAATCTGAGCATCACAGTGGACCTTGCCACCCCATATTCCTCCATCAGGGCGTCCGAGATGTCTTTTGAGCGCATTTTACCGCTTCGGACAGCCTCCACGACCTCCCGAATCGTCAGCGTTTTCCCGCCCCTGACTCCCTCAATGTCATCCCTCCAGGATTCGACCGAGAAGTCCGGGTCCTCGCGGTAGGCGCCGTTGTCGAAGATGATCCCTTTTGCCTCGAATTTCTCGACATTGTTGACCTTCTCGCAGGTTAGGACAAGGCGGCTCGAGTCCTCCGAATGCCCCGGCCATAGGGCCAGTTCGCAGCGGGCGGCCGAGACCAGGGCCTTGCTGCCGCGGCCAAGGCTGCCGCCCGAGTAGTTGTTTCCCGCCTCGATCGCCGTCGATTTGCCGGTGCGGGCGTGGTGGATGACGAGGATGGCCGCGTCCGGGCAGTTCGCCGAGACCGCCCGAAGGAGGGCTTTCAGCGTTCTGCGGACCTCCTCGTTGTCGTTCTCGTTTCCCTCGATCATGTTTCCCCAGGGGTCGAAGACCACGACGTCGGGCTGGATCTTCTTCAAGGTCGCGTTCAGGCGCTGGAACGCCTCCGGGTCGGCGAGCGTGATGATCCCGTCCGCCGGCTGGTCGATGACGTGGAGGAAAAGGTTCTGGTCAACAAGCGCCTGCTCCGGCGCCGTCAGGTTTCGGTAGAACCACTCGAGGTCCGTCTTTTGCCGCAAAGGGTCGTTCTCGTTCCCGAAGTAGAGCCACTTGGCCGGGCCGTTCTGCATGTCGAGCCCGAAGAAGCGGCGGCTGCATATGTGGCTTACCCCCATCCAAAGGGAGAGCCTGCTTTTTCCCACCCCCGGGGGGCCTATCAAGGTCGTAAGCTGGCGCTTCCTTAAGTACCCGCCGCCCATGACGTTGATGTTCACCGGCGCCTGCCACTCCCGGAACGCCGCGGGCTGCCAGACGGTGTAGCTGTTCGTCTCCTTCCCGGGTGGCTGGAGGGCGAGGAGCTTCGCGGCCAGGACCCCCGGCTCTATGTCGGGGCGGGTCGCCATCTGGTGCGCGATCCGCCGGTACTCCTCGGTCCTCCACCTGTCGCCCACCGTCCGAAGGAATGACGTGAAGCTGAGGCCGATCCCCGCCATATCCCTCAACCGGGACAGGCGATCCAACCCCAGCCCCGCGGCGGCCGCGAAGGCCCCCTCGCTGCCGCGATAGACCGCCCCCTCCTGCATCGCCCGCCAGCAGGCCCTTGCCTCCGGGTCCCTGAACGCCTCGACCGGCAGGTGCCTGGCCATCGGCCAGTGAAGCCCCTCAAGGTCTGAGAGGCAGCAGGAGACGAGCGCCAGTTCCTCATAGGTGTTCGCCGCATCCCCCGCCCCGTTCCTCCCATGCGCCGCCGGGACGTGCACGGCCCCCTCCTCTGGGAACGCCTCCGCGATCTCCTGCGGCGTCGGCTCCTGCGGCACCTTCACCACCACCTTCACCGGCAACGCCGGGGCTGGCGCGGCAAGCGGGGGGTCGTCAGGGTCGAGCTCGATCATGTGAACAGGGGGCCTTGCGCCTCCGTTATCCTCGCGCGGGCGATCGCGGCATATGTAGGTTCGCGCTCTATACCCACAAAGCCGAATCCCTCAAGCGAGGCGCCGCGCCCTGTGCTGCCAGACCCAGCGAATGGATCAAGCACCTTCCCTGCTGGGGGCGTCACCAGCCTGCAGAGCCAGCGCATCAAATCCGTCGGCTTCACCGTGGGGTGGTTGTTGCCACAAGGAGGAGGCGGAGCCGCGCCGTGCCGCCTCGTGATATGCTGGCCGCTCGTTTCCGATCGCATCCCAGATTCTAGTCTCGGCAAATCCTCGCAACCAGCATCGCGGTCATCCCTGTCAGCCTTGGCGCAATAGAAAAAGCGGGCGGCGCTTCCTCTATCGCCCCGCGCTACAGCGTCCCGGGCGGCAGGCATATCCCCGAAGATGCCATTGGAAATCCGATCGCGGGAATGCCCGGCAAGGTCGCCTTGCTGGCCGTCCGAGTCCGGGAACGCGGCCAACGCCTCCTTGCTCCCATCATGGCACAGGTTCGCGGGCCACCGGCCTTCTAGGCGCACCACCGGCGTCTGTCCACCCGCGATCGTCGACAACCCCCAGCCGTCGCCAGTCTCGCGCTTGCCGCGCTCCATCGTCCGAATCTGCGCCGCGTCCAGCCCCGCATCCACCGGCACCCGGCATCCTTCGATGTTAAGCGCACCCGTGCCGTGGCGCTCGACGTTCTCTGCCACCGTGCCGGACAACGGCTTTCGGGCGAGAACGATCGGTTCCCATGCGGGCTTGAGCGCCGTTCCCCACCCTTCACGCTCGCCATGCAGGTTGAGGGATTTCGGGAAACCAGACCCGTACACCCACGCAAGCTGGTCGCGGATCTCAAACCCGGCGTCCTCGATTGCGCAGACCATTCGGTGATAGGTGCGCGTCCCGCCGAACGCGACAAGGTACGCGCCCGGCTTCAGCACGCGGAAAACCTCCCGCCATGTCTGCGGCCGGAAGGCCACGTCGCCGCCGTCCCACGTCTTGCCCATGAAGCCCGTCGAGATCATCGAGCGCCCAGCTGGCGAGTTCGGATTAACGGAAGCGTCGCCGGTACCGCCCTTTTTGTTCGCGGTGAGATGATACGGCGGATCGGTCACGCATGAGGCGAATGATTCGGGCTCGAACGTGGGCAACACGACGAGCGAATCCCCCTCGATAATCTGACATTCGCTGCTCATAAAAAACGGTCCCCTGCCCCAAGGCAAGGCTCCGCGCACGAAGTCTTCTGGCGACGCGCCGAAGGCAGGGCCAAGGAGCAGGGGAGAATCATTAGAAGAAAGCGCGGGCGATGTTGTGAGGCTGGCGGCCCGCGCTTCCCGACGAATGCAATGGGGTCTTTCCCCCGTCAACGATAATGTGCCACCCCGCTCCAAAACATTCCGGCTTGACCAGCGTGCGCCCCTCGGCAGAGTGCCCCCATGTCCCCCCTCCTGCGCCGCCGCGAATGGACCAGCCGCTCGCCGATAGAGCTTGAGAAGTTCCGCAACAGGCTGGGGAGGAAGCTGCGAATCCGCCGCGAGAGCCGCGAGATAAGCCAGACGCAGCTTGCCGCCGCGATGGAGGTCTCGGTCAAGACGATCAACGGCATCGAGTGCGGGGAGAACCTGCCGTCGATGGGGCTGTACGCGAAGCTGTCCAAGTTCTTCGGCGCGGGGGAGCCGGGGCTGTGAAGCACACGTTCAAAGGCGGCATAACCGCGACCTCGAACGACGCTGCGGGCGATGCGTTCCTCGACGGGATGATGCGAGAATCAGAGATCGACCAAGCGCCGATGCGCCGCATTGAGCAGGCGCTCGCAACCGCCGAGGCCGTCAGGCGCGACCGGGACGCCGGACTCTCCATAATCATTTCCCTCGTTAAGCAGCAGGGGGGAGAGGCTTTCCTGCCGGACAGCGATCTAGTCATGACGCATCTGTGCAAGGAGGAACTGATCTCATACCGCGACGAGGTGCGCCAAGGAGTCGTCCTCAAGACGCGCAAGCCATGAACCCCTGCGACCCTTCGCTGCGGGAGATCGACCACCGGGACGACCTGCCCGAATGGATGATTCTACATTACCGTAAAGTGGGCGTGGATATTCTGATGGAGCCGGCCGCCTTCATCGGCGTCCTGCACGCCGAGTACGAGCAGAAGTTCGCCGCATGGGGGCCGCTCTGCCACCTGATCGACCCGTGGCACGAGCAGCCAGCGGACGTGTACCGCGACAGCCAGAACGCGCAGGCCCATCTGGAGAGCGCGTACTGGACGGCGAAGAACCGCCTGCCAAACGCGACGTTCCACCGGATGCTCTCCCTTGAGGCCGCCCCGCTTTTCGAGGACGCTTCGCTGTCCCTCGTCCATCTGGACGGCAACCACAGCCACGCCGCCGTCTCCGCCGACATCGCCGCATGGTGGCCCAAGGTGCGCCCCGGCGGAATCCTGGCAGGCCATGATCTCTACTGCCGCCAGCGCGACGCCAACTCGGACGCGCTTAACGCCGTGCTCGACTTCGCGGAGCGGATAAACACGAGGCCGCATGTGACGTGGTGCACGTCTTACTACTTCAGGAAGCCGGTATGAAGCTCCTAGCCGCCGTCCTTTTCATGGTCGTCATGCTGGTGTGCTACGCGCTCTCCTGCGTCTGCAAGGCCCCATTCTGGAGCTACGCGCTTGCGAGCGGCGTAAGCATGATGGGCGTCGTTCTCTTGGACATGCTCTATCTGGCGCGAAGCGCGTGGAGGCGCGACGAATGAATCCCCCCGCCCCACCTACCCGCGCCGAGAAGGTCATAACCGCAGCGC